GACACCAAGAACCTACGCCACCCTCACCGTTTTGAACTTCTACTGAAGAATTTAAGGTGATTCCGTTGTCTAGCATCTGAGTTGTAATATCATCTGATGTTAAATCAAATGTTTGTTCTATAGACCCACTGTTTCCAAACTCAAAGTCATGTCCACCCGGACAGCAATCACCTATAACTTGTGCATCACCTGATGTAGTCCAACCTGTAGTGCCGTTGTCAAACGTACCGTTAGTAATTAGATTTGCTGAAGTGTCTGCGTTTGCCACTAGAGGTAGCATTAACAGTATCAAAAACTTTTTCATTACCTAGTTCTTCCCATCTTTGTTTAGCTTGTTCACCGATTAATCCATCTATAGGACATGGTGTTCCTGCATCCATCATTGCTTTCCATATATCTTTGTCTTGACACATTAATGATATCGCTGCAACTTTCATTCCTAATCCGTTTAATAGTTTGGCTCTTTGTCTTTGTTCGCATTTTAAATCATGGTGATATGTTCCAAGACTTGTGCTGAAACCAATAACGGTCATGCCAATAGATAGTGGAATGACACATGACTGTTGGCTATACACAGACATAGCAGGTGCTGTTGCACTATTAACGGCAGTCTCTTGGTTAGTGCTATTGCTTGTTGAATTAGTTGTAGTATTAGTTTGACCACCTGTATAATTGTTTGTGGTTTCTTGTGAGTACCCACCGGATATAGCTGTGTTACTTCCTGAATTATTTGTTTGACTGTTAGTTGTAGCACCATTAGAAGTTACATCTGATATAGCATCTTCTATTGCATAACCTAAAATAAAAATGCTTAATATAATTATAGCTAAATATAATCTTACCATTTTTTACAACTCCAATATCTAGCTGTTAGTTTAGATTTAGCAGTATCGCACTTGTGTCTTGCTCTAAACGATTTGCGTCTTGATGGTATGTTCTTTTTAATCTTCATGTTAGCATCACCAAATCTGATGAGCTTAATCTTGTCTCCCTCTTTAGCTAATACAGCAAACTTCTTACCACCCTTTCGTGAGTTCTTTGGTTTGTTATATCCTGAGAATGTTTCACCTGCTCTTTCTATAGCCATGTTATCTCCTTGTTGCAGCAGAACCAAAATAGAATCCTGATATTGCTGCTAGAAAATGTGTATCTGCTGTAGTAATTACTATCCCACCGATACCTTTGAATGTTGTTACTTCTTGTGTACTACCAAATATCCACCATCCCTCTTTAACTTGGTCAAGATACATTAAGTGTACCTGTACTGATGGGTCTAAGAATACTGCTAGTTTAGGTAGGCATACTATAAAAAACACTGCAAGTAATGCCATCCATCTTCTTGTCGTAGATTGATACTGACTGTTATCTTTTCTTGCGTCATTAACTGATGCTCTTTCTATCTCTGCTCTTTGCATAAGATACTTCTGTTGGTCTGCTGAATCTTTAGATTTCTGTGACCATATAGATAGTAGTCCAGTAAATAGACTAGAGCCAAGCATTGTTATAACTTCAAACGGTATCATTCTTTTGTAGCATCCTCTATTTCATTAACTAATCTTTCTCTTAAATCCTGAAACTTTTCTTGATAATCGTCAAAAGATATTAAACCTTTTCTTCTATCGTTATCTAAACTTTTTAGTTCTTTTTTGTATTGTGACTGCAATCCTTTTATTTCTTTACCTTTAAATACAGCTAATCTTTCTACATCTGCTGTATTTACTGTTAAACCAAACGTGCTTAATAAAGCTTCTGTTCCTGATAATGGGTCAGAATATGTTTGATAACCACCCTCTTGAAATGCTTGTGTTACTTTTCTTGATGCAGGATTTAAGTCTGCTAAAGGAGTTCCTGCAAACACTGGTACGTTTGGAATAAAATCTTTACCAAATTGAGACGTTCTGTTTAATAAAATTTCAGCAGGATTAAGCCCCATTTCATTAAATTTTTGTCCAGTAAAACTATCTTGTCCTGCAAAAAAAGCATCATAAGCACTTTTAGCTATGCCACCGGGTTGTAAAAAAGATGGTAAAAACGGTACTGCTTCAGCTCCTTGCCCACCCATTTCAAATACATCTCCACCCGGAAGTTTTCTAGTTATATCAAAATACTTAGCACCACCATTGTTTCCATTATAAGGTAATCTTATATTTGAATAAGACATATCAACATATGGATTTTCAAACATTCTTTTTTTCCTAAAATCTTGCATAAACTTTCTTTCATTGTCTTCTAAATCTTTTGTAGAACCTGCTGTTTCTCTCCCCATATCATTAGCTGCATACCCAAGTGCTGCTAATACTGCAAATTTTTGTGGTCTAACAACTGCTGTTTCTATAAGCAAAGGCATAACCCTGTAACTGTAAGATAAAAATGGTACTGCTGTATTTCTAATAAGATTTACATTAGGACTTCTAATATCATAATCAATAAAATATCTTATAGCATCTTTTGCTGCTTCTTCATTAGTATATAACTTACCAGTCTTAGGATTTATTTGTTCTTTTCTAGTTTTATATAAAGCATATCTAAATATTTTATCTTCTAATTGGTATATATCAGAAGATAATTTATCAGCAGGACCAAAAATCTTAGTGCCTTTTCTTAACTGACGCATACCTGTATCAAGTGCATCATTCATAAAGTCCCCTGTTTTTTCTGCACCATCAGTCTTATGAGTTTTAATTAAATCATCATATACATTTTCTAAATTTCCTTGAGACCTCATTTCTGCTGAAACTAAATCGGCACTTAATCCACCCTCATTATATAAATCTCTTAAATCTTTAGGTAAATCTTCTAGTTCTATATTACCTCTTTCATATTTAAAAATATCTTTAAATTCTTTAGATGCTTTAGAAAATGTTTTCCAACTCCCGTTTGACATATAGTACATAGAAAAATTAGCAACTAAGTTATTCATATGTACAGCAGGGTTGTATACTGTTTTAGTTTTTTTCCAAAATCTTTGTGCTTTAAACCACTTGTTTGCTAGTCCACTACCATACGCAAAGTTATCTTCTTTAATCTTAGTTAATAGTTCTATATCTTTAAACATATCTTCAGAAACAACTTTGCCATTTAATGCTCCATATTTAGGTATGTTATCTCCTACCTCATCTTTTATAAATTCATTAGGTATAACTTTGTACCCACCATCTTTCATTTCTTGTAGGGTAGCAAACTGTTTATCTTTTCCAATCAATGTGCTTTGGTCAAAAACATATTTTCCTGCTCCGTCATCAAAAACTCCTTTATAAAATCTTCCTAAACCTAATGTAGTGTTTAAATCTTTTGCTGTTCTAGCTACTGACAATGCAGCATCTTCTATTTCACCAAGTTCTTCTCTTTCTTTTTTTGTAAGCTGTGCAATAATATCATGTGTCCCGTCTTCATTATCTTTTACAATAACTCCGTAGTTAGACCCTTGGTCTAGGTCACTCTTTTGTGCAATATAATCAGGGTCAGCTTTGCTTTGTACTCTATTTATTAACTTACCTCTTTTTTCTACATCAACGATATCTGTATCTGCAAATTTTTTTTCGTAATCAGTTTTAATTTTTGTATCTAAAATTCTTTCTTGCCTTAAAGGGTCTACAATTTTTGATACTTCTTCAGATTTTACACCTGACTTTACTATAACTCCTCTACCTCTAACGCTATCCCCTCTTATCTTACCCAACACACCTTTAAGTTTTGCAGCTTCTTGTGGTCCTTTGGTATCTAAAACTTTTTGATAAGTTCTTCTTAGGTATGAATCAAGATTTGTTTTAAATATATCGTCACTTAATATACCTGCATCTCTCATATCTTCACCTAATTTAGTAAAAATTTTTATTTTTTTATCTTTTAATCTTAAAAGATTATCAACTACTTCTTGAGATATTTTATTTTTGTCTGACATTTTAGTTAAAATTTTATCGTTCATATCTCCACTAAATAATTGATATGCAAGTTTATTTTCTTCAGGTGTTAATTTACTTAAGTCAGCATGTAGAGAAGAAAGAGCAGATTGATGACCTGATATCGTACCTTTCATTTTATTCCATTGAGTATATATTTCAGGTGACATATGTATATCAGGGTTAATAGCATAAACTAATTTGTTTCCCATTTCTGTATCTTGAAATTTACTTCCAAGTTTTTTACCCCCAAGAAAAGCAAGTGCTGTAATACCTGTGTTAATCATATATTCTTCAGCAGAATTAGAATCTTCTAAATAATTTAAACCTATATATGCTCCACCTAATGCTCCTGTAGCACCTAACGGATTTTTTGTCATAGAGTTCCATAAAGGTCTTCCAACTTTTTCAGCATATTTTTGAGACATAGTCATTTGTTCTGCTAAACCTTTATTTTTTAAAACTTCTTCTTCTTTTTCTTTTGCAGATAACTTTTGTAATCTTTGTATTTCTACTTCATCATCTATTTTTGTTAAAGCAGATGACTCATCGTCAAATCCTAATGCTTTTTTACCTGCTATTCCTATAACTCCTGTTATAGCACCACCACTAACTGCACCTAGTCCTGCTTGATACATTTTTTGTTCCCACATTTCTGTGTTGTTTGCAAAAGAATTTTCATCTGTATATCCTGCTGCACCAAATCCTGCCCCATATGCCATACCTTGTTTAACTAACGATGATATTGATTTAGCTTTTGCTACTGGTATTACCCAACCAAATGGGTCAGCTATTACGCCACCCATGTATGTTGCTAATGCTGCTTTCCCATAATCTTTATTAGCAAATATTCTATTAAGTTTAGCTTGGTCTTGTTTCATGGTTTCTTCACCAATGCCAACTATTTGTTTTATACCTCTATATGTATCTGCAAATCCCATGCTACCTGCAAAAGATAATGCTTCTTTTCTTGATAAACCACTGACATCTTCTCTTACAGTTCCTACCTTACCCTCATTAATAGTAGAGTATTGTGATGGAGTTGTTTCTTCGTTAAACATATTTGACATGTCTACAGTAGATTGAGATGGAGGAGTCATTTCCTCATCTAATATCTTAGAAATGTCTACCACTACTTACCTGCCCAAGAATTAAATTGTGCAATAGTATCCTCCCAAGTATGTTCTTGGTCTAATTTTCTAGCTTCATCTACAGCTTTAATATGTGACCTTTGTAGTGCATCAAACAAACCGGTGTCACTTAAAAAAACATCATACATTTCATTCTTAAATAATTCTTGTGATGGAGGTGGAATTTGTGCAGTTAATAATGCTCCGTCTTTTTGTTTTGTCATTCCAAGAACAGAGTCATATTTAAAATATAATTTATCGTATGCACTTAGTGCATCTTTAGCTTCTGCTCTAGTTTCTTTTTTAGCTGCAAGTTTTGTAGCAGCAGAATCTTTTTGTAATTTTTGTACAGCAGCAATTTGTGTTGTAGCATCAGCAGACACATCTTTTAATACTCTACTAGCTACATCATAACCTGACTCACCCATTTTTCTTTGACCCATTATACCTATACCTGCTCTTATCAAAGCAGCGTTTTGTATAGCTTTGAGCATGTCTTGAGTATTACCTGCTGTTGATGGAGCAATAAGTTCACCAAGCCCTGATGCTAAATCTTTTTCTTCTTTGTCTATAGCCATTAAAACATTCCTCCTTGTCTTCTGTATTTTTCATATGGGTCTTCATAATCTTGCAATACTCCTTTTGTAGCTGTGGGTATTTTAGTTACAGGTGGTGGTTTAGGTTTGTCTGTTTGAAAAGCACTAAGCAATGTCATTAATGTATTAGGAGACATTCCTTTAGTAGCTTCTGCTACAGCTTTAACAGCTTCTTTTCCTTTAAATTGTCCTGTTGATAAATCATATGTATCTTGTATGTTTGCTCTCATTGTAGCCATAGGGTCTGACTGTGCTGTACCTTGTGTAAGGTCCATTGGTCTTACGCCCATCATAGCATCTAACAAACCTATAGGTTTTCCATCAGGTCCTATCTGCCCCATGATTGGTTTAGCTTGTTGTGCATCAATTTGTCTTTGCATTTGTGCTTGTACTTCAGGACGCATACCCATAATGCCACTTGCATATTGCTCTACTTCTCCAGTTACAGGGTTAGTATATATTTTATCTAATCTTTCTTTTTCTTTTTCTTCGTCTGATTTAAAGATACCGGTCATAAAATTTAGATAATCTTTATTTAAAAAACTATTAATCATAATATCTCCTAATCAAATAAACTGCCAATTGCTAATGCACCTGCTACAAAAGGTGCGTATGGAGTTAGTGCTGTTGCAGCAGAACCAGTTAATCCTCCTCCCATAGCACTATAAGTACCTAAACCTACTAAACTACCACCTATTGCTCGTTGCATAAATGATGGGTCTCCACCTGACATAGATGTAGTTTGTGAGCCGGGTAACATATTACCTAATGCTATGTCTGAGTATTGTCTTAGTGCTTGTTGTGGAGCTTGTTGTCCAAACTCAAACCTTGCTCTTGCATCATCTATAGCTTGTTGTTGTCTTGCTTGTTCTGATAATCCTACTTGACCTAATGTTTGTGCAGGGGCTAATCCCATTTGCATTACACTTGGAGCTAAACTAATTGCTCTTTGTTGTGCATCAACAGAATCTTGATATGCTTTGGAATACATTTGAGAACTTATATCACCTGCCTTTTGCATATAATCTGCTATAACACCTTGTTCAAGTACAGCTTGTCTTGTACCACCTAACTGACCTGCACCTGTAGCACCACGTCTAGCTTGTTGTAGTAAACCTTGTGCTTGTCCATAGACTGGTCTTAGTGCAGCTTCTGTTGCACCTGCAAGATATGGATTTTCTGATAACATCTGTGGTTGCATTAACCCAAATTGATTAGCTAGTGCTACTTGATTAGCCATAACTTGTTGGTTACCCAAAGCTTGGTCAGCTATCATTTCTTCTGCTTGTATAGTTCTATCACTTGGACTTGCATATGTTTGTCCGGGGAAAAATTGCATTGGACCTTGTTGATAAAGTCTCTGCGATTCTCCATATATATCAGTTAGATAGGGTTGTTGTCCTACCCATGGGTCGGCTTTTTGGACGGTATTAGTACCTCCTCCTCCACCTTTACTCATAGTGTTCTCCTAATGTATTGTTGTGAGTTCTTTTCCAACTATGGTATATGTTTGTTCATAACCAAAGTTCTTTAATTTTTTAACGAATCCTTTTCTGCATACAGTTTCCATAGCTTCACAGTCTTGTTCTTCTGACCAATCTTCTAGTACATCTAATACTTGTGAGACCCATTCATCCATGCCATTGCCACCTAGTGTAACTATCCTACATACTTTTTTTTGTGGGTAGTTTATTATTTGTGTAGTAACTACAGCTTTAATTTCTTTATTATTATCTTCATCGAATACAACCCATAACTGCATTTCTCCATCTTTTAAAAAGTAATAGATATCATGCTCATTCATTTCTTCTTGAGCTTTATTAATACCCATGACTACATACTCTACACAATGTTCCCATACATCATCAATATATCTTGATGGTATTCCTGAAACGTATATCATTTATTTCTCCTTTTATAATTTAACCCAACTTCCTGCTGCATTTCTAAAGTATATACCCTCTCCACTTCCGGGATTAAAGTTAGTACCGTCAGCATATATTATATCTCCTTGTTTAATTCTATCAGGTGCTACATTTTTTACTTCTATAAAGGTTGTTGCATTTTCTTCCAATGCTCCTTGTAGCTTAATAAATTCCTCAAAAATATATCTAGGTAAATCTTCGGGGTCACTAGGTACAGGATTAGGTACATACTTAGGGGCTTGTGCCATTACCTTTCTCCTATAACTTCGTATTCTAAATCATAACCATTAAGTTCAAATGGACTGTTATCTGTGTGTTGGAATCTAACTGATATATATTTTCCTGTGCTTCTACAATCTACTTTGTTATTAAGTGTTGGGTCAAAGCTTTGTCCTGCTGTATAAGTATATGTGCCATTAGGTGACATAGAACTTCCAACTGATACAACGACAACACCTGAACCACCAACTTTAGGTGTTAATTTTCTTACTTGTTTAACAGTATTAGTATTACCATCTAGGGTTAATCCTTTTCTTTCTAGTGTCGATATATAATTTTCACCATCAAACTGTCTGCCAATATCACCACGGTACAATTTAGTATCTGCAACACCTGCCATTAGTATACTTCTTTCTGTAGGATTATAGGTTCTTTCTCCCCATACTCCACTATAATCAATCCATGTATCTGATTGAGTATTCCAAGTTATAGATGTAGAACCGGGGTCTACAATTCCATTACCAATGTGATAAATATTAGGCAAATCACGAAAAGTAAATGAGTTATTAACATAGTTATAAATTAATGCTTTGTTACAATATTGCGAACCAACTGTAGGGTAACACACCCACATTTCTGTTTGTTGTACATTATGTGCAACAAAAGTAAGATTATAATACGCATCATTTATGTCGTCAAATAATTCTTTTTTAACTAAGTCAGTAGCTACAGATTGTTTTTTTACTCCATCATGTACTACTAAATCTCCTTGAGTAACTACAAAATGTTTACCATCAAATTCTGCTATACAGTTTCTTGTTAATACACCTGTATCATTAAATAACTTTTGAAAACTAAATACAAGATTACCTCCAATGTAGTTAGCTAACCATGTAGAGTTTTCTTTGTATATAATAAATGATTGTTTAAGAGCCAATCCGTCTACAATAAAATCTGACTCATCACCTAATGTTATTTCACCTGCATCATTTGTTGCTGCTGCTGTCCATGTAGATGGGTAATTAAAGTTTTCTGCTGCATCGCCCCATCTAACTTTATTAGGAAACTCAACTCCACTTTCTGTTAAATTAAGTGCCATTAAATAATTACCAAAAGCTTTAATAGTTTTGCAAGTTGTACTAGCTACCCAATTAGGTAAATCACTAAACGCACTAGCTGTAGTATTTGCTAATGCTTGTGGGTCATCTACTCCATTGCATAGTATAGGTAATCCATTATATACAGTTCCTGTCCAATTGCCTATCGTAGTCAAATTAGTAGCATAATCGCCACCTGAAGCTCGAGTAACATCTGTATGAGTAGTACCATCAGTTCTGTAAATCTTTGTTGTACCTGCATAAAACCAATAAGATGTTGTTCCAGTAGACCAGTTTAATACAAAGTATGGAGCTACTGTAGGAGTCCCAAACACGACATCATGCCCTTTAATTTTTTTTCCTGCGTTATCAGTAAACCTTATGTTACTTGCATGTGAATAAAACTCAGGTGGAAGCACAGTATTATTTGTATCTTTTATCATGCCCTTTGGGGCAGGTGCTACAAATGTTGCCATTACTTATCTCCTGATAAAAATATTGTGTTCAATACTATTCTTAAATTATGTTTCATTGGGTTTTGTCCTGCATGTAATAATGACGAATCAAATAACAATCCTTTGCCTTTTTCGTGTTTGACTCTTTTGTCTATTTTGTTATCTTTGAAAAAAAAAGTATCTCCGTCAGATTCATTCAAATAAACAAGAAAAGATTTAAAGTTTAAATCAGGTCTTAACTCAACATTGTTTATATCATAATGTGGAATTTGATAATTGTTATCTTTAAAATCTATTAAAGGAAAGGTTACATTAATTTTCATTCTTAATATTTGTTTAACTGATATGTCAGTTTCATCAAAAACTTTTGCAAAAAAATTATAATGCTCAGAATGTTTTGCATTATCATAAAATAAATGGTGCATTATTTGACCACCATCATTTATGTTTTTATCGTCAAATTCTCCTCTGCTTGTTTTTCTATCATAAATAAACTTTATGTTAGACTTTGTAACAATTCTGTTTGCTTCCTCTAAAAAGGAATTACTTATGTTATAAGTTTTTATTATGCTGTCCTTTTCCACATGTATACTACAATGTATGGTTGTAAGTTGTTGTGTGCTGAACCACCACCAGTATTATCTGTTGTTATGTTATTTGTAAGAGTTCTTCCGTTACCACCTGTAATATCTAAATCGTTGCTATTAGGTGCAGGGCTTATTCCAGACTGTCTATTGTGATTGTGAGATGGCATTTCAGCGATACTCAATGTGTGTGTTTTAGCACCACCAGTTTCTTCTGCTGCATCGAATTCTGACTGTGTTGCATCTATACCAACTGGCACACGACCTGCACCAAATGCTACCCATGTTCCAAAACCAAGTAATGATGAGGGGTTGTTAGCATTAGTTGCATTGATGTAAATAGAGCCGACAGGGTACACATCTGACATAGTAACTAAACCAGTAGCTCCTGATAATGTACCTGTAATAGTTAAATTTCTAATTCCCGTAATGTCTTTACTTGCATCTACAGTCAATGCTTTTGATGCTTCTACTGTCCCAAGCGTAGCTACGTCTACATAATTAAGTTCTGAAGTAGTTGCAGTAACTCCATCAAGTAAATTTAATTCTGTATGAGTTGATGTAACTGCCCCTGTTATATTAGGCAGCGAATTTTTAATTGTTGATTTAATAAGTCTTATATGGTCATCGCCTTGAGCAACAGAATCTGTTGAACCCGGATTCGATGTATTAAGACTATCTATATATGTTCCTGTTTCTAATCCCATTATGTCCTCTTTAAAAATAAATGTTCTATAAACCATGCAGGAGGGTCTATTTCCCACCATTTGTGTCCATGTCTGTAATCGTTTGATATTGTGTGATGATAATTATGCCAACCCTCACCCCAACTAATTAGAGATGTAAGTGGGCTATTAACAGCAGTACAATCTTTGTTGGGTTTAACCACAATATAACCAAACTGTTTCATATGTGGTATAACACCAAATGCTCCTGCTGCTTGATATACACATGCAGCAGGAAAACTAAAAGCAAATATACCTAACACTGGGTCTATAGAATATAAGACACCAATGTAAATAAATAATAATTTCCAATAATGTTTCGTAATAAACATATAATCTTTATCCTTAAGTATATCATTAACCATAGACTTAGGTACTTTTATGGGGTCATATAATGTAAGCCACGCTCTTATATAACCTATTCTTTCAGGAGATTCGTTGTCCTGTTTACTGCCACTATACATGTGATGATATCTGTGCATTGCTGTCCATGATAATGGACTACCAAATGCAGGTATAATTGTTAAATACTTTAAAATCTTTTCTTTTACAGGAGTTGTTGTAAAACTTCTGTGTGCCATAAATCTGTGTATAGCTATGTTTGTGCCAAATATATTTACAAATGCCCAAGCAATTAAACCATAAACAATATAATCAAAATAATAAATACAACCAAATATAGCTACTATATGATTTATTAATGCTAATAATTGTATTCCTTTTGCATGGTTCATACCCACCTCAATTTAGTAATTATCCAAACCCAAGGGTCAAACTTACAATGTTTCAGTTTAGGTTCTATGTGATGTTGTTTGTGATATGATTCTGAAAACGCTACAGGGTACATATAAGGTACATCTTTTACTTTACCTAAATGACACATAATTCCAGTAACTAACATTACCCAAAATGTAGTCATAGCTACTGCTGTTGCCCAAGTTAAAAACCATTCAAATGGTAAGACTAAGAAAAGAATAGCATTGAACACGTAAACCAACGTTGTTTCATATTTAGTTAAATATAATTGCCATTTATTTCTTAGTCTATCTGTAACAAGTTTAATATTAAATTCTTGTTCATGTGTTCTAAATATAATATTAAACCAGTTTTTGTACTTAGGACTATGAGGGTCTTTGTTAGTATCAAAATGTTTATGATGATTTCTATGCCATGCTGCATAAGATACTGGTGTTCCAATTAATGCAGTCATAGATACTACACTCATTATGTTTTGAAACCATACTGGTGGATTCCA